CGTGACGCTGCCCGACCCGGACGATGCGTCGAATACACCGGCACCGGCTCCCCCCGTCGTGCCTGCAATCGCCGCTGCTAAGGTAGCGCCGCCCATTAGGTCAATCCCGCTCCGCTGATTAGCCAAGACGTGCTGCCAATCTTGACGCAGGTAGCCAAGCCGTTTTGCGCCAAAGTGCGTGTGCCGGTCGTGGTGCTATTCGCCAAGGTCAGCGTGTCGGTCGTAATTGCAATCGACAGCGCCGTGGAATTGACGTTGACGATGATAACAACTGTACCAACGGGGAACGCGACGGACGAGTTCGCCGGAATAGTCAGCGTCTTAGACGTGCCGTTCATCAAAATGGACTTACCGCGATCCGACAACACCAGCGTGTAGTTGTCCGTTTTGGACACCTGCGGGGCTTCTCGATAGCCCACTGCATAGTTGGCGCTAACCGTTGCGTTGTCAGGAATCAGCGGCGTGCCGGTAAACGTGGGCGAGGCAATCGGTGCGTAAGTCGTTGCAGCCGTAGCCGCAGTCAAACCGTCCGTGATGCCATAACCGCCAAGCGTTGTCGGCGTGCCGGTAATTGCAGACCTCGCAATCGAGCCTGTGGATATATCGTTGACGCCCTGAATGTCGTCGTACTCGCCAATCTGCACGTCCGTAGAGTCGGTCAGCACAAACCGATACGCCACGCCCTCAGACAACCACAAGTCTTCCGGCAGTCGTCCGCCCGAGTCAAGGATGATGGGGTTAGCGTTCAGCGTCGTGCCCGACACCGACGTGTAAGTGTTGGCCGGGGTCGTGGTGCCAGCGTCGTAGGTATAGATCTTTCCGCCCGACAGCACAGAGCCGTCATCGGTAAAGAACTGCGCCCCGGCTCCTGCAAAGGCTGAAAGGTAAACGGTCATACGTACACCTGCATAACAGTCAAAATGATGGATGGAATGGCCGGAACCGGCGCAGAAGCAGCAAAGTGTTCTAACTGAACACTAAGACTATCTACAGAAAAGTACATTTGAAAGTAATCGCCGTTAGACAACGGCAAGAAAAAGTTAGCGGCAGAGAAGATTTCGGCATTGTTGCCTTGAATCTGAATCAGTGACGCAGAGTTGGCTACGTTAGTGCCGTTGATAGCAGGCCAAATGTACAGTCGCCCCGTACCGCCCGAAGTCTTGTCTACCTGAATAGAAAACTGGACATTGTAGATAGCGGGTCGAGTAACTTTAATCTTGCTGCTATCGGCTGGGTCACGGTAAACGCCATACGCCGTATCGGCGTTGTTGTAGGTAATAGCGGTAGCCGTATTAATGACCGTTGCCGCTTGCGTCTGCGTTGAAAAGAACGAACCGTAGTTGATAAGACCCGGCTCAAACCGAGGCGGCCCTTTTTGCAGATCGTCTATTTGGCCCTTTACAACCGCCATTTCGTCCTCAACGTTAGCCGCCAGCGAAGGCGTTAACTCAAGGTCAGCAATGGTGGTCTGCGTAGTGCCGCCACCCGTCAACTGATACTGGTTGTTAAGAAAGCGGAACCATTCACGCGAAATCTGGCCGGTGCGCTCGTCCAAGAACGGCACACGCGGGGCAGGGATTTGCGTGATGTTAGTCGTCACGACGCCGTACCGCTCAACTGCAACTCAGCGCCCATGATGGCGACCTTAACCGGATCGGTGCCGCTGATCTCATACACGCGGTCACGCAGTTTGGTCGTCATGCCAAGGCGACGGAAAATAGCGCGAGTGCCATACTGACCGACGCGGCCCATCGAGGTAGCGCGTTCGCCGTTCCACGTATGGCCGCCGTCATCCGACCAGCGCAGCAACAACTGCGGGTTAGCGCCAGATACCGGGTTGAAGTCTAGGATGATTTCCTTGCCATCTTCTGTTTCTAAAATGGCAAGGTTTTCGTCACCCAAGTAATAGATGTCGCCAAACGCCCAGCCCTGCTGACCCACGCCGGTTTCGCAGTCAATTTGAAGCGTGTGGTGAGCAGTACGCTTAAGGTCGTTGCCGCCAGTCGGCAGCGCACGCCACGACCGCAGCCACTTCTGCACAGCACCGGCGTCTGAGTACACGTCTAAATCAAACGTGTAGATACGTCCGTTCTCGTAGTCGCCAATCACCGTATCGTTACCGAAACGGACATGACAGTTACCACGGTGGCGTTTGAAGTCGCCGTTGCGGAACGCAGCACGTTCGTGCCATGCGCCTGTCGCAGCGTCAAACACCCACGTCGTATCGGCGTTCGTAAAGTTCAGCACATAGAACGTGTGACCGTCCTGCTGGTAGGTGTAACCCACCGCATCAGACAGGTCGCCGTATTGCTGAATGGCAAACTCAACGGCATGGGTAGATACCCGCATGCCTTGGTAGCCATTGGCTCGATACACAATGCCCTGACCCCGCGCATCTGCGCCAAGCCAAAAGACGGAGTTATCCATCTTGGCGACCGAGTACGGCGCGATGCAGCCGATCTCGTTGTAGGCGCCTTGGATACGGGTGAGCGGAAAGTCGGCGTCGCCGGAGTTGTACCAGACCTCCACGGAGTTCGTGCCAAACAGCCACGCCTCTCGATGGTCAATGATCAGGGATACTAGCCCGTCTGGTGAACCCTCAGCGCTTGCAAAATCCAAGGGGTCAACCGACAAGCCATCCAATAGGCTTGTGACCCAGACGCGTTGCGAGTTCGGCTCGTTAAATACAAAGTAACCGTCTAAATAGCCAACGGTCACTGCGCCCGGAAAGTCCTCGTCAGTAATCTGCTCAAAGACTTCCGTGGCGCTGTTGTAGATATACCCGTCAGGATTGGCAGCAATAAAAATTTGCGTACCATTATCGGCCATTGATACAGGGCCGGTGCCGCTGACGATACCGACGTACTCAACGCCGCTGTTCTCTTGCAACAAACCGCCACCGTCTTCCAGTAGCAGCGCACCGCCAGTCTCCAGCAGTACCTCGGCAAACTGGCTGTAGTCAGTATCTAACTGATAAAACTTGTTACCAGAAACGACGTACAAATATCCGTTAAGGGTATACAACCCACGAATCGGGCCTTCGCCTATCGTGTTCTTCAGCGTCAGGCCGGGGCAGCGTTGCAGGTAGGCAGGCTCTTTGCCGCCTTCCGGCACCACTTCTGGATAAAGGTTGATCATCCGGTTGTCGGCAGCATTGACCGACCGGATTACATACGACGACCCGAGGATCGGCGTCTTCATTAGAAGTTGCCCGTAAAGATGTTAAAGCGCGGTCGGTTGACGAGCAGCGCCGCTGGCATTGCCATCAAGTCATCCGGGTTGTTAATGCGCTTCAAGTCGCGCTTGCTAGTCATAGCAATGCGCTGTACCTGCGGAGAGGGTTCGACACCAAACTCTGCTGCAAGTTCACAGGCTAAGTTAAATCGGAAAGCCCGCAGATACCCCGGCGGGAACGCTAGATTAGTGTCTAGCGCAGCAGGCTGAGTTAGCGGACGTACCGACACAAAGTGGAACTCCAGCACCTTGGTCGGCACTGGGTAAATGTAAATCTCCACGTCCGGGTAGGTCATATTGACCCACATCAACTGCGGATACGTTGAAGTTACAGTCTTAACCGCAATACTGTTGTACTGCTGGTTATTAATTAGTTTGATGCCATACGACACGTTGGTCGAGGCGTCACGGAAATAGGTAGCATCGTCCATCAGGATAGGACGCTCGGCCACAAACGTGCCGGTCGGTCCCATCGTGATGGTGCGGACGTTCGGCTGCCAGTTATAGACCTGATCTTGGGTCGAGTAGACCGCCAAACGCTCGGTACTCCATGAGTCGAGCATCTGGTTCAAAGCGGTGAGGGCATCCTGCGACGTGGCCGCTGAAGGGACTTCGCCCTCGGCCAACTGCCCGATCAGCCGCAACGCGCCGTTGATTTGATCGGCAGCAGTTGTAGCCATGATTTACTCCTTACGGCGGCGACGCGTTCTCAACGCATTATGCTGAGAATCCCCCGACGCCGCCACATCTGACGACGCCGAGGGTTCAGACTCATCAGGATCAGAGGGGTCAAACTCCTCCCATCCTTGTTCCATATCTTCCCTCGCTTCCATCCACGAGATAGCAATCTTTTCCCCATGTCTGGGGTGGCGAAGGTAGATATTGGACATATTACGAGACGGTAAAGTTGAGCATGTAGACCGGAAACGTGACAGTGTTGGCAAGCGTGCCCGTTGCCGCAGCGCGGATACGGAGACGATCACCGGCTGCCACTACCAAGTTGGCTGCCGTGCCGTTCAGCGACAATACGCGTCGGGCATTAGCAGTCAAAGCGGTGCCACCCGTTGACTTGGTGGTGTTGGCATCGGTCGCCGCCAGCATCGCTGCACTGCCCGAACCAGACGTACCAAGGTTGGTGATAGTAAACGTAATGTAGTTAGTATCGCTTGCAGCCAGCGCATCAACGCCTGAGAACCACGCAGCCGACAAAACGCCCGACACCGAAGCGATGACGAACACGTCAGCGTTTCCAGTTGTCGCAATCGTTGCGCCCTGCTGCGCTGCGCTGAACCCGCTACGCACGTTGGAATTAACGAGCGTGGCCGAGTCA